TGAAACAGCTTGTAAATTCTCCTACATACTTTAAACTAAAAGCCCTTCAGATTATCAGTAACGACCTTAACACTATTGATGTTGATAATTTTGATGAGATTTCACAGGAGATTGAGGACAGTTTTAAGGAGAGTTAAATTTATTGAGTTCGGCACTTAAAGTGCTTAACCTATCGAGTGCTTTACCCGTTGAGCCAGCGTAGCAAATCAACGGAATTATCTGAAATTGCTAAAAAGAGGATTGGGGAGTGTAAAAATCTACTAAATTATACAACTTCTAAATGAGCCTCTACATTCTTTTTAGCCATCTCATATATTGGAGTTAAAATCTCTTTTAAATAGCTATCATTTGGCAATTTTTCATAACCTTTTATTAATTTTTCATCAGCTTCTACTATCTCATCAAGAGCTTCTGGGTAGTTTTGTAAATGTTCTCTTATTGGGATTGGAACATCTTCAAAAAAATAGCTTTCTTCTTCATCAAAATCTGAATATTTTATATCAACTATATATTCATCTACCATTGCCTTAATTTTTTCATTCATTTTTTAATCTCCTTAATTGGAATATCAATAATTTCAAAAGTATTTTTATCGCCTTTTAAAAGAATTTCGGAATAATCTTTTTCTAATTTATAAGCTGTTACAATTTTACCATTTTCTAAAAATACATCTACCCACCACTTACCTTTTTTATAATAAATTCTATCAAATCTATTGCTTTTTTCTTTAAATTCAGGTGTGTATTTTTTCCATTTTATATCATCAGGACTTAAAAACGCATCTTTAATCTTTGAAATATAATCTTTTTCATTTTTTATATGTTTTTTATCTAATCTCCTTCTTATATGTCTTTTCAATTCCCTTTCACTAACCCACAAATCCTTAAAATTTTCTTCATTCAAATTTTTAACAATATCAAAAATTTTTTTATCAACTTCCAAAAATTCTTTTAACTCTTTTTCAGTTGCTTTTCTCATAAAACTATTATACACTTTTTCACTTTCAAATTCAACTCCCTTAAACACATCCACATACTTCCTTATCGGATATTTAGGTCTTATGGCGTTAAAAATTTTTTCAATATCTTCCCCGTTTTTAAACCTCATAAGCTTCTCACGGCTTCCGAGTATCTCAATCTGTTTTTTCTCGCTAAATTTACTCATCGTCTCTTTTACAGCCGTTTTCCATTTTTTGCGTTTTCCTTTTACTTTTCTGTAATAAGGCGTATAAATGCACCTGCAAAACGGATGCGCGGGTAACGTTCTCATTTCCCTTTTAGGAATAACCCCCCGTCCGTATCCGACGTCAAGATTGGCGTAAAAATCACAAATGTCGGTTTTTTTGTGTGCGGGAGACATTTCATATTTCACAAATTCAACTTCATCATCTTCAAGCATATCCTTAGCCCTTTTACTCATAAACGCCCTGTGTGTTTCGGTTTTTGCAATTCTATTTGCATAATATCTCATCTTTTCGTGATAGGCGGTGTTTAAAAGCTTTTGAAGTTCCTCATCAGTAAATGTATCCATTTTTCTTATTAAGTCTTTATACGCAATTCTCAACGGCTTTGTTTTTAACTTTTCGATTTGCTTCATTATTTCATCATCTCTTTCTTCAAGTGCTTTTATTAAATATTTCGGCAATACTTTTTTAGCTTTCATTATTTCGTCTCTAAAATCATACCCTTCATAAATTTTTAAGGCAATTTCCCTAATTGTTTCTTTTGCTTTAATTCCTTCATATAGGATTTTAGTAATCATCTTTGAAATGTCTTTTGCATTTTTATAAAGCATATCGGACAACAAAACAGGCGTTACGGCAATTTCGGGATTATCATTTATGAAATAAAAACTCCCGAGCTGTTTGTAAAGCTCCTCTTCAATTTCTTTTTTTACTTCCTCACTGTATTCTTTAAGATATTTATCCACCATCTCCCCAAGGGACCTTTTATCCCATTTAGAACGGTTTCGATATTCGTGCAAAACTTTTTTTAATATCTCTTTTGCTTTTTTACTAAAATCCATCGAAAAGCCCTTTTTGTTCTGCTGTAATTATTCTAATTCTTGATTCAGATTTTTCAAAAATTTTCGCTAATTCCTTTATAGCCTCGCTCCTGCTTTTCCCAACTGCTATCATCTGCTCATAAATATCCCTTATTTCCTGATATTCGCCCTGCTTCTTTCTAAAATAAATCCGCCAGCCTCTAAACCTTTTTAAAAATTCTTTAATCTGCTTTTCGTTAAGCCCGATTTCTTTTAATTCGTTTATCACATAAAATTCATTTGCCTCTATCATATAAGCTCCAGTTTAAGGGATTTTATTTTGCCCGATTTTGCAATATAAGGAGTTAAAGCGTAACGCATAGCGTCCATTGCGTCGTCGTTTAGTTTTATAGGCTCGTCTAACGTATTTCCGTCTTTATCTTCTTTCCAAGCGTATAATTCAATTTCTTTTAAAATATTCACGCTTCTTTTTGTAATGTGAATATTGAAATTCTTAACGGTATTAATTCCTTCAAATACGGCTTTATTCGCTTTGTCTATATTAAATCCCGCCGCTTTCCATTCTTTAATCAGGTCAGGTCTTGCGCTGTCTGCATATATTTGTATTCTTTTAGCCCAAGACATATTGCTTTTAGCCCATTCAACCACTTTCGGATTTTCCCAGCCCTGCCTGTAAAACAATTCATCAACGTATAAATTTTTGTTATCAATTCTTACGTGAACGATTGCATAAGGGTGGTTAAATCCGAAGTCTATACCGATATATTCTTTTTCAAAATACTCAGGCATTTTGTCTATTGTTTCGTATTTAGGATAAATAAGACCTTTTAGAGTTCCCCATTCCCCTAACGCATAGACTTTATAATATTCGTAATTGTCTCTTTTTAGCCTTTCCATTACGGCTCTATATTCGCCGTCGATAAAAGGATTGTCAAGATATGTAGTCTTTAAAATAAACGTATCGGGAGGCGTAAAATCAAAAAACTTTTTCTTTATCCAGTGCTGTGCAGATACGGGGTTAAAAGTTATAATTATCTGTTTGTAGTGCTTAGTCTCGCCTCTTAGCCTCAAATCCAGCTGGTCGAAATCCCCCTCTTTAAGTTCCGTGGCTTCCTCTACCCAAATACCCGTAATCCCCGCAATGGATTTTATCTTTTCGGGATTATCCATTCCGAACATTACGATTTTATTGCCGTTTAAAAGGCATTCTATCGACATATTCGTTTCGTTTATTTTAAACTCTTCATCAAGCCCGAGCTGATAAATTAAATCCTTAAACAAAGCAAAGACACTCTCTCTTAAAGTCCTAGCAACTTTTCTGACTACTAAAAACTTATGAGGGGTTTCGCTAAGCATTCGAAGGAGTATTTTTTGAGCGGCGACATAAGACTTCCCGCTCCCAGCTCCGCCGTAAAGGACTGCATAACGATTTTTGCAAGTTAGAAAATCTTTATACGCTTTACTTACTTTCAGGTTCAATTATTTCCACCTTTATCGTTTTATTCTCAACGGTTTGATTATTCTGAATATTCACTTGGCTGTTAAATCTCGGCACAACCCCTAATGTCTGCCCCGCCTTGTCTATTGCGTCAACAAGACTTTTTAACTCCCTTGGGTTTAACTTTCTTTCAACTACCCTTATTTCCCCCATTTCCCCCGACACAGTCGCTATCTCTTCAACTTTCCCGTCTTCAAGGGTTTCTTTTACTTTTTCGGTAGCCATTATTTGCAATGAGTGAATGTATTCTTGAACATCTGCTATTTCGCTTATTGCCCGTTTAAATTTTTTTGGAGACACATTTGTTGACTTTGTAATCGTGTTGACTTTCTTTTGTTGACTTTTGTTGACTTTTTCCATTTCAACTAATTCTGCAGTATCTTTTAAATCAATTTTTTTCCACTCTTCTTTTTTAGCTCTTCTACTTATTGCCGCTTTATTTACCCCATACTTTTTAGCCAACATCTCAAGCGTATAAGCCCCCGTAACATAATCGGCTTTTAACTCTTCCCACTGCTCTTTACTAAGCCTCGCCATTAGTACTCCTTAATTTCCCAAACACCGTTCTTGAAATGAAGCTCCCTAAATAGCACATCAAAATGCTTTTTCAAAAACAGCTTCTTTTTTATTGCATATTCTTTTGTAACTACACCTTTTACATCCTCAACTATTCTAACACCTCTATCATCCACATACTCAAAATCTGCACGATAAGTCATCTGTCTTATTGCTTTTCCATTTCTATAAAACCCCTCTTGTAGTAAAAAAACAGGCTGGAGCTTTAAATCTCTTATCTTCCCTGCTTTTTCAAGCACTTTTAATTCTAAATACCTCTTGGCCTCTTTCTTGCTGTCAAATTTAAACCCGTCGAATTCGATGGGTTTAGCATTGTATTTGTGTTTTTTAAATCTCATTCCGCCTCCTCAAAAAGTTCTTCTACTTCAAAAAGCATTCTTTCTCTTAAAAATTTATCCCTTGTCTTCGGCTCAAACATTAGTGTTCTTTTGCCTATTTTTGTACTTATTGCTTTTTCTAAAGCTCTTAATCTGTTTTTGTATTTTTCAGGCAGATACATAAGTTCGTATTTACTTGCAAACACACAAGGCATACAGCCGACCCTTTTAAAACCTTTACGATAAAGAGGATTAACTTTAATCCCTTTTTCCTCTATATACGCAAACACTTTTTCTACACTCCAATAAACAATAGGGTATAAAACAGGATAAGTAAACTTTTCATCTTTTTTAAAAGAAGTTGAAGCTTTAATTTCAAAAACTTCAGTATCTTTTCTCGCTTCACTCTCTTCTCTTCTAATACCTTGTACTAAAATAAAATCAATTTTTTTGTCTATAAAATTTTCTTTTAAAAATTTTTCAATAGGTTTTATTTTTAATTCAAAAGTACAATTACGAAGTCGACTGCTTGGAATAAATCTCTGCCTCTCACATAAAGCCCACATCCCCTTGCTCTCAATCCTCACTATTTCAACATCAAGCGCTTTTTCAAGATAATCAAGATACTCATAAGTTTCGTCTGCTTCCCACTTCGTGTCGCAAAAAACGGGGATGACGTCTTCTTTTTTCACTCTTTCAAGCATATAAAGTAAACAGGCGGTTGAATCTTTACCGCCCGAAATGCTTACGATGTATTTCATTTTGCACTCTCCAAAAGCTCCGGATTTTCAAAAACGTTGCCGATTATTTCAAATTCTATGCCATCACTTTTATCTATCATCTCTTTAAAACTCACAAATAACGTCCTTTTTTTATCATAAGTCCCAAAAGCGCCGTCTTCAAAAGCAACTATTTCACAAGGCAAAATACTTTCGCTGTTAAATTCGGATAAATAATCCGCCTTTATGCTAATAATATCTCCCTCATAAATATCCCTGCCGTTTTTGTCTTTAAGCCCTGTGTATTGCATAAGTTTAAAGTCATTAGTATAAATTTTTTCTTGTTCTGTTATTTCTTTTGTTTTATTAGCTCTATCTAAATAAACAACTAAATTTATATTTCCACATCTGTCAAATTTAAAAGTTGTTATTTGTTTTGCAAACTTTTTTCTAAAATTGTCCCATACTCTAAGCTTAATTTCTCTCATTTTCTTTCCTTTCAAACCTGTTACAGCCAAAATTTTTATTCGTAATAATATAATCGTAATTAACAGGATTACTGCATAATAATTCTCTTTTAGTCTTTATAAAATATTTGCAATTCCTGCAGATTCTATTCTCAAAATCATCAAATATTTCATTCACAATTTCATACACTTTAGAATAGTGTATTTTGTCTTCCTCATCTCTTTCTTTTAAAACTTTCATTAAAGCGTCTGTTCTCGTCATCTCCTTTTCCTTTTCACACTCTTTGCGATTTTCACTCTCTTTGTAATTTTAAGTCTTAATTTTTTGTTTTCTTCAACCACTAAACTTTTTACTTCTTCACTTGCCCTTAAAGAATTTGCTAATCTCTCGTTCAT